GGCCTTGCATCCGTGCAGCCGATAAGTATTAAAGGCGGAATTGATGCGGCGGTGGTTTTTTCCAGAATCGCTAAAGATATGGGCCTAGCTTTTGAAAGCAACGGCGTTAGCGTCATGATTTCAAACGCTTATTTGGCTCAGACGCTGAAAGATCAGGCAATAGAGCTAGCCAGAGCGTGTAATTTGTCGCTGTACATTGACGACAAGGCTTTGGCGATAACAACGAGATTCGGCGCGCGAAAAGGTGAAATCCCCTTGATTTCAGCGAGCTCCGGCATGGTTGGTTACCCTACTTTTGATGCAACTGGCGTCAATTTCCAAATTCTGTTCAATCCGGCGGTGACTTTTGGCGGTAAAATTCAGATAGAAACAGACATTGTTCGCGCGCGCGGCGTGTGGAATGTATCGGCCATTTCTCATAAACTCGACTCTGAGCGCAGCGGTGGCGGCTGGTTTTCGCTAATTCGGGGGACTATGAATGAGTTCGCAATCGTCAAATGATTTGCCGCTAGGTCGCCTAGGGCCTCAGACTACATGGAGCGAATATAATTCACTAGCGTTCGTCATAAACTCCTTTTTGTCGAAAATTCAAACAGCTACACTCGTTAAAATCGTTTCATGTACAAATTCGGGCGGCGTTAGTCCCGTTGGGCTTGTTGATGTAATCCCATTAGTTGATCAAATTGATGGTCTTGGCGTGCCGGTTCCGCATGTTACGCTTTTTAACATACCCTACTTTCGGGCGCAAGGCGGACAAAATGCCATCATTTTAGATCCGCAGGCTGGAGATATTGGCATCTGTGTTTTTGCTTCGCGCGATATTTCAAAAGTCAAGTCATCGAAAAAATCGAGTCCGCCCGATTCGCTCCGGCAGTTTAGTTACTCGGATGGGTTGTATGTCGGCGGGGTGCTAAATGGCTCTCCAACTCAGTATGTGCAATTTTCAACCGATGGAATTAAAATCCACTCGCCGGCTGCTGTTATTCTTGAAGCGCCAGACGTTCAGATTTTAGCGCAAACTGTTGAGATCAATGCGACTTCATCAACAACGATCACGACACCGACTTTCACAGTGAACGGAAATTCGGTACTAAATGGCTCTGTCTCGCAAACCGGCGGCGGTAGCGCTTCTTTTTCTGGTAGCGTTGATGTTGTCGGCGATGTTGTCGCAGACGGAAGTAGCCTAACAACTCACACCCATGGCGGCGTTCAGACTGGTGACGGATCAACGGGAGGGCCTCAGTAATGGCAACCTTAAATACATTGCTTTTAGATCAAACGGCTTGGGACTTAGTGCTTGACAGCTCTGGAAATATCGCGCTAGCTCGTCCGGCCTACGCCGTTGCTCAGGATGTTGCTAGCGCGCTCCGATTATTTCTTGGTGAGCTCTGGTACGACCAGACCAAAGGCATTCCGTATTTTCAGGAAATCCTTGGCCAGCTTCCGCCCGCTTCGCTGATAACGGGCTATCTTGAGCGCGCGGCGCTGGCGGTTTCCGGCGTTGTTTCCGCTACTTGCATTATTAGTTCTTTTTCAGATCGTGCAATAATTGGCGAATTGAGATTTGTTGACGAAAATGGGGCGCAAAATGCCATTAACTTCTAGCGTGCCTAAAATTCAATTTACCCCTGCTGGGCTGGTTGTTCCGACAGAATCAGCGGTCCTTGCTGCTGTTCAGTCAGATATTGATGCAGCTTTTGGCGGTGGCGTAAATCCAGCACTGGAGACGCCACAAGGCCAGATCGCATCAAGTCAAAGCGCCGTCATTGCTGATAAAAATTCGGAAATTGCTTTAATTGTCAATCAGATGGATCCGCTTTATGCTTCAGGACGATTCCAAGACGCGCTGGGCCGGATCTATTTTTTAACGCGAAAGCCCGCCTTACCTACCGTTGTGCAGTGTCAGCTTGTTGGCGTTGTCGGCGCAGTAATTCCGGCCGGAACACTAGCGCAAGACACGAGCGGGAATACATACATACTGTCGGGCAGTGTAACAATCGGAGCTGGCGGAGCGGCTATAGGTGAGTTTCAGAATATCGAAACCGGCCCGATAGCATGCCCAGCCGGCACCTTAATTAAGGTTTATCAATCTGTTAGCGGCTGGGACTCGGTAACGAATGCTGCCGATGGCGTTATCGGCTCAGATGTTGAAACTCGGGCAGATTTTGAGATTCGGCGCAAAAACTCGGTTGCACTAAATGCTCATGGCACGCCAGCCTCAATCTATGCTGCTGTTTTCAATATTCCCGATGTCTTGGATGTTTATGTTATTGATAACCCTAGTAATGATGTCTTGGAGGTTGGTAATACTAGCTACCCACTCGCTCCTCATTCTGTCTATGTCGCAGCTGTTGGCGGTCTGGATGCTGACATTGCGCGCGCAATTTGGACTAAAAAAGATCTCGGCTGTGACTACAACGGGAACACGACAGAAATAATTGTGGATAACTCGGGATATAACTACCCAGCGCCAAGCTACGAGGTGAAATTTCAGCGTCCAGATCCGCTTGCTGTAAAATTTGCTGTTCGCGTTGTTAATGACGCACACTTGCCGAGCGATATTGTCGCACTAACAAAAGCCGCAATTATTAGCAGATTTAATGGCTTAGATGGAACTCAGCGCGAGCGCATTGGCTCGCTGATTCTGTCTAGTAGATATTATGGTGCTGTTGCATCTGTTTCGCCTAATGTCTCAGTTTTAGATATTCTCATAGGAGAGGCCACGCCCACGGTTACGCAAGTAGCCGTGGGTATTGATGAGAGGCCGACAATTTCCGCTGATGATATTGCTGTAACATTGGTAACGCTATGATTAGCATAGAAAAAACAATAATTAGTCAGTACGCGAATAGCCCGACGCTAACTCAGCTGGTCAGAAATTTTGACGAGTACATAGATCCGCGGGCCGACATTGACAATTTTTTCAACTTCGTTTTTGACGTATCGACTGCGCAGGGCTTCGGTTTGGATATTTGGGGCCGAATCGTTGGCGTTGCGCGTGAGCTGTCACTGCCGCCGGTTTACGAAAATTTTGGCTTTGCTGAGGCGCTTCCGGATTCGTTGGAATTTGATGTTGGTACGTTTTTTTCTGGCATCACCCCTGATACTGACGTTTACTCACTCAGCGACGATGCATACAGACAGCTAATCATGACTAAAGCCCTGTCGAATATCTCTTCGTGTAGCGCTGCTGCGATTAACCAGTTGATTAGTAATCTTTTTTCAGATCGCGGGCGTTGTTATGTCAATGACCTTGGTAACATGGCCATGCGCTACGTTTTCGAGTTTGCGCTAACGCCAGTTGATTTAGCTATTATCACGCGCTCCGGCGCACTGCCGAGACCCGCGGGGGTTTCCGCTATTTCTATCTCGATCCCAGACGAAACATTCGGCTTCGCTGAAGCTGGCGGCCAGCCTTTTGACTGTGGCACATTTTTTGACGAGGGACAAGTAAATGCAATCATCTGATACCCCTAGTAAATTACTGATTCCGTTCGCTGAGGATGGCGGACGTAACGCAATTCCTGTCGATAGCCAAATCGGAATCACTGGCGGCAGGGCATCGCTGACCGATGGATTCCCGCCGGTAACTCGAATACCAACGACAGCGGGCGGCATCCCGCCTTTTGGGCTTGACATGAACGGAATCCTGTACGCCATTTCCGCGATCTGCCGATGGCAAACCGCCGGCGCGGGCTTTCCGTATGATGCTGATTTTGCTACAGATCCGCTGGTCGGTGGCTATCCCGCTGGGGCTCGTGTTATGCGCGATGACGCGCAGGGCTATTGGTTAAATACAGCTGATGATAACGAAACCGACCCAGCGGATTCAGGCGCTGCCGCTGCCGGATGGGTGCCCGATTTTTCGCACGGAGTTGCTAGCGTTACGATGACTAGCTCGCATGTAACACTAACGCCGACACAATACGGCCTGCCTATCGTTGAAATTACCGGCACTATTACAACCGACCTAAATTTGATTTTCCCAAATATTTCAGGCAGTTGGACGATAATTAACAAAACTGCGGGCTTATTTTCGATCACAGCAAAAACCGCCTCTGGCCTTGGCATTGTCGCGCCAAAAAACCTTGCAACTGTCGCATGCTGCAATTCGACTGACATTTTCGCGATCAATCGACCAGACGTGACGCCGTATGATTTTGGCGCAAAAGGCGATTACTTTTTGAGTGACGGCACGACTGTAAATCCATCGCCAACTGCCGACCAAGCTGCGATTATGGCTGCATATGTGTACTGCGTAAAATACAGCAAGCCTCTGAAAATGGTAGGGGATTTTTACATCACGGACTCGATCAATCTCAACTTCAGACCATCCGGCGGCAGTGGTCGAATGATCATTGATGCGGCCGCTGCGATTTATGCAAATCTCGATAGTGGCGCGACTAATGCGGTTTATGTCGGCGATGACACAACAAACGGAATTTATCCGCTGATAATCGCTGGTCAGCTGAGCATACAAAATGCGGGCGCAATTCAAACCGGTAAAATCGGATTTCACGCCCAAGACGCGGCCTATGGGTATTGGTGCGTTTCAGCCAGCGGATTTGATTACGGCATTTACATTCAAGGCTGCATTTACTCAACGATTGATGGCGGCCAGCGCGCGTGTAGCAATAATTTCCAAGACATGCGCATTGAATCATACCGCTCGACAAACCCCGTGCCAATTTTGCGCTTTACCAACAATATCCTTGAAGTTAAGAACATCAGGCTGGCATCGAAAGCTAAGCTAGCTATTGTTGTTGGCGCGAGTGTATCCGCGCCTTTTCAGCAAAACGGCGGCTTGATGCGGTTTGATCGGGTGCTGTTTGAAGGCGTCACCGGCTCTACAGCCTCCACGCCTTACACTGTCTACATAGAGCGCACAGCCGAGGCGGTCGAATCTAAGCTAGCTGAAATTGTATTCAGTCATTGCTGGTTTGAGGTGTTTTTAACCACACAGCCGATGATGGCCATTGATCTGGCGCGGGTTACCTTGTTGCACTGCTTTATTGCTCATTCCACAACCGGCGGCGCTAAGCAATTTCAGCTCAATTCAGACGATTCCTACATTGTTTTTGATAACACAAATGCATATTTTGGTGATGGTGCTCCCGCTTGCGTGGTTAGTCGTGCGGGTTCTGCAACCGATGCTTATAGGTCCAATATTACTGTTAAATCAAGTAATTTTTACGGGCCAGCTGGCACGTTAGTGCCGCTGCATGATGGCTATCCCGCAGGTTCCCGCTATTTTTGCTACTCCACGAGTGACGGCAGCCGGTTTGTTAAAATGCGATTTGATGCAATTGCGCCAAAATTTCCGACAAATACTACCGATGACTACATGCAAAATGCGACGCTGAATGTCGTTGATTTTGTTGTTGCGCTGTTTGGCACTAAATTTGTGTCTGCTGATATTTATATCGGTGCAACTGATGGTAGCGCGTCAATGAGCGCCCATGTTTTAGTATTGCCGTACAAATCTGTTTTAACATATACGTCTGACGCAAATTTAACATTATCGGGGAATGTGCTTACATTCCCAACTTCATTAATAGCCGCATTTTATCGGCCTTCGGTTCATGTTACGGCACGCATATCAGAGCAAGAGTATTCGCTTGCATAATAAAATAGAGGTGGAATATGGATCAACAGGAACTGATAAACAGCAGCATGACGATAATTGTTGCAGGCGTAGGTTGGTGGGTTAAAACAATATGGGGCGCGGTTGAGGTGCTTAAATCAAGAGTGTCGCAAAACGAATTGACAGTTGCTAGCAAATGCGTGACGCGGGAAGAGCTGACGCAGATCGTGACGAAAATGTTTGATAAGCTAGATCGAATTGAGGACAAACTTGATAAAAAGGTCGACAAATAGCCGGAGGTGCTTCATGAGCTCAAAATTCAGATTCGGCGAGAGATCGCTAAAAAATCTAGCAGAAGTTCACGTTGATTTACAGCGAGTTACAGCTAGAGCTCTTGAGCTATCTAGCGTCGATTTTGCAGTGACAGACGGACTTAGGACAAAAGAAGAGCAAGCTGTGAATTTGCAAAAAGGCGTATCGCAGACAAAAAACAGCAGGCATCTAGACGGCCATGCTATTGATATTGTTGCAATTGTGGGTGGGCGGGCGAGCTGGGATTACTCTCTATACCAGAGCATTGCTGCCGCATTTAAGGCGGCGGCAACAGAGCTTGGCATAAATATCGAGTGGGGCGGCGATTGGAAAACGCTAAAAGATGGCTGTCACTTTCAGCTGTCTCGCAAATCATACCCTAGCGCATCAAAATAGATGCGCCAGAGCTGACTTAGCTAGAACGAATGACAGCGAGATAATCGCTGTCGTGACGTACAACACACAAAAAACAACGGTTGAGATGTACGCAACTTTCTGTGACGCACTCATAAACCATTTTCACCTTTAAAATCAACACTTAACCTCTCTATAGCCGCCGCCATTTTATCACAAAAATCCATTTTGGCGCTGAGCTCACGACTGAGCATCCCGCCAAGCCAAGTTTTTGCTTCAATTTCAGAGCCAAAAATCTGTTGAACTGTTGAATTTTTAGCGCCAGCGGTTGCGGGCGTCACTGTCATTGTGATGATATTGGCGGCAAACATCATGCCGCCTCCGTTGCTAGTCTGTATTTTTTGTGCCGATGCTGCCCGCTTACAGTCAGTAGCCCGCTTTTTACGAGACGCGATAGTGCGACTCTAACTTTTTTTGAGTGCTCCTCTATCGAGTGAATATGCCCGCAGTCCCGCATGACTCTAATGGCGTCAGAGCTAGAAAGCTCTGGGCCTTCAGAGAGCGCAAAAACTCCCATGACTTTTTGTGTGAAATACATAACCCCCCCCC